AATCTCTCGGTAACCGATCTAGCCGCCTTTCTTAGCGACTAAAATTGTAAAAATCTAACAAAATTTTAAACATTTAAAATCTTATTACTATGGCATTAGCAACATCTTACAACATCTCTGGCGTTCAAGGCGCTAGAGAAAATCTAGAAAATCTACTAAAAACAGTCGAGCCTACAGAGACTCCGCTTTTTAGTTTTTTACCACAATCCGCCGCTCCCAAAGCGACTTTAAACGAATGGCTCGTAGATAGCCTTGCCGATCCATCCATTTCAGGACAAGTTGACGGCGTTGACTATTCACTTAGCGACATGAGCGACTTGGTTAATTCTCGCGCTCGTTTGGGCAACAGAATCCAAACCTTACAGGACCGCTTTTCTGTATCTCGCCAAGCCGAGATGGTAGATGTAGCACCTAATGGTCAAAACGGATTGTATAACGCTTCAAAAGCAAAATCCCTCATTCAACTCAAGCGCTCAATCGAGACAGCTATTGGCTCTTCAACTGACCAAGCCGCTGGTTCTAGTTCTGCTGGTTCTCTCTTGTGTGGGTTAGGTAAATGGAGTGATCCGGAAGCTGTCGGAGAAACATTTAATACTACGCTAAAACAAGGATTTCGTTCAGTAAGTGGATCTCGCGTAGACTTCGCAAACTTGACAGAATCAGGTCTTCGTGGACTTCTTCAATCTGTTTACGAAGCAAGTGGAGCAAAAGGAGAGTACAAACTTTTCGCTGGTCCTGCGGTAATGAATGCAATCACCGATTACACTCGCGCCGCTATTGCGACTAACCCAGTTTATTCCTTCACTCAAGATGTGAGCGGAAAGACCTTGGTTCGTTCTGTACTTAGTTTTATATCTGATTTCGGTTCAATCGACATCATTCCAATGCTTCACGGAGGTCGTGGAATTTCCCAAGCTGTCACAGGTGCATCAAATGCTACTCCAATCGTAGTTGATTGTGTGGGTCATGGATTTGCCGATGGTGACAAAGTCACAATTAGCGGAGTTCTTGGTAACACAGCGGCAAACGGCACTCATACAGTTGCCAACAAAACTGCTGACACCTTTGAGCTTAGTGGGGTAGCTGGTAATGGTGCTTATGTTTCCGGTGGTAAACTTACCGCAGGTACAGACACCGCTGAAGGAGTCATTAACTCAAATCGTGCATACTTGATTTCCGATGATGACAATGTTTCCCTTAAGTTCCTTGAAGGAATTACTGTAAACGACCTTCCCGACAACGGTGCTGGCCGTAGAGCAATCTCCGAGGCCATGCTTACTCTTCGAGTAGCTAACCCTCGCGCACTTGGTTCTATTGTTTAATCAATCTTCAATCAATTAGTAGTAATTGTTTGTTTCATGTGTTCATAAAATGGGGAGCCAGCTTAGGGGTAGGCTGGCTCCCTTTTTCTTTTTAAAATATGAGTCTTAATATCATCGTAAAAGGAGGTAAGCGGAGTGGAAACTCCCAGGAGGAAATCGCTTACTACATGAGAAAAGCAAACGAACAGGCAGTAGTTCGGGAAAAGAAGGGCTATGCCCAAAGACAGGAACAAGCTCGCCGAGCCGCTAAATCCCTCGAGGGAGGCAAAGGAAACTTTCGCCTACAAAGGGTAACAGATACTGCGACTTATTTAAGGCATCAACAGGAGCGACCAGGGTGCTGGGGCGATAAAGGATTTGTCAAAGACTTCGAGAAATCAAACCCCGAAGTTAAGGTAAAACACTAAATATTTAAATTATGGCAAATTACGCAACTGCAACATACAGCCAATTAAAGTCTAGGTTTCGAGCATTAGCCGGACTTGATGCATTACAGGCAACAGATGCAAGCTTTCTACGGGACCTCGTAAATCGTGCGGCTCGTATAGCCCATGAGAGATACCCTTGGCCTCAATTTACAGTCATGGGTGAAAGTGTTGCAATAGTGACTTCTGATGCCAACAGGCTACGGATTTATGGTTCAAGCAATAAATTGGCAAACGATGCCAATGTTGTTTTCCGTATCCACAAAGAAGATCCATCTTCTACTCGCTACCCTGATGAATATACATTTTTAACCGAGTTAGATTCGGGAGGATTTCCATCGGTCAAAATCATTGAGCCAACTACATTAGATGGCGTAAATGTGTATATCACTTATCGCAAAGATTTACGATCTGAGATAAACTCAGGATCGGCTACTTCGGGTTATTATGGTGATGAGGCTGGTGATGAGCAAGATGTCCCTAATTTCTTTTTCGAGTACCTGGTTCACTCAAGTTATGCCAATTTTCTTCGTGGCGATGGGCAAACAGAAAAAGCGATCATTGAGGAGCAGAACGCTGAAGCTATGCTAATGCAAGAGATTGATTTAGTACGGGAACAGTCACGCCAGTACCGCAATGATATTTTGCAGTATCGTTCGCCCTCACAATTTAATCGGCACAACATTCAAGCCGGAGGCAAGCCTGTTAATCCAGGCGTTGCTAATGTTCAATAATGGCAAGAACTGTAACATTTGATTCCCTAGAGAAACGCTTCAAGATGGTGGCTGGTCTGCCAACCTTGACGCAAGTAGATGAATTTTTCTTTAAGGAATCTTTAAACAGTCGGGCACAGACTGCTTGGCATCGTTGCAAATGGCCGGATCTTTTAAAACTAGTAGAGAAAACAGTAGCGGCCACCACTAACCCTACAGCCGACAAAGCGGTACAAATCGATAACGATTTGGATGTCATGGAGATTCACCAAGTTTATACTAAGAATCCTTATACTGATCGCTCCGCCATCCTACTGGACTTTAAACTTTTAGATGGATTTTTAATTCTACCGGCAAACAGCACGGTTTCATCCGTTTTTATTGTCGGGACCGCAGTTCGTCCAACATACGGAAAAGATGCCGGCGATGAAACAAATGTACCTGAATTTTTATCCAACTATTTAACAGCCGGAAGCCTCTCCGACTTCCTTCGAGGAGACGGGCAGACCGAGGCCGCTTTCCAAGAGGAAAACAGGGCGGAGGAATACCTGACTTTAGAAATCGATAGAGCCGAACGCCTTCAGTCGCAAAACAAAATAACCTTCAACACTTATCCGAGCTACTCGTTCGGAGTAAACATTTTAACAACATCATAATATCATGGGAATCAGCAGTATAAATGTACAGAACTCGATGGGAGCCAATGGTTCTATTTATGTAAACGGAACTGGGGCTAATGTAGGAGACTTTGTCGCCATACAATTTACTGAGGATTCAGTAATTAATGCAGTCACCGGCAAGATGGATAACTCGGCGGGATTGATCGCGGATATTATTACATTCAATAAAAACGATTGTATTTATTTTCCCTTCACCAGCATCACGCTCACCAGCGGGGCGGCTATACTTTACAAAGCCTAATGCCTTTATTCGGACTAGGTTTATTCATCGGTGACACCGATGCAGACAGTCAGGTAGGACCACCTATTGGCGGCCCCGATGGCGTAATCCAAACCGAGGCGGAAGACTTCTTGCAAGTAGAAGCGGGTCAATTTTTAGCATTCGATTAAGAGGAATAAATTATGGCAACAAACAAGCGAATTTCAGCACTAGATAACCTTGGGGCAACTCCAGCGGTTGGCGATATTTTACCGATCACCGATGTGGATGACCCAACGGGATCGCCTCAAGGAACTACTAAAGGGGTCACAGTCGCAAACCTAATGGGTGCATCACCCGTGCAAAGCGTTGCTGGACGAACGGGTGCAGTAAGTATTACTAACACCGATGTGAGCGGTCTAGGCACAGCCGCCACTTCAGCAAGTACAGACTTTAGTCCTGCTTTTTATAGTACGGTATCTCAAACAACAACAGCCCGAACACTTAGTAATAGCGACAACGGAAAAGTAATTGTTTGTACGAATGCTTCCACTATAACAGTTACTATTCCTAACTCACTAACGGCTGGTTTTAGTTGTAAGTTGGTTCAAGGAGGTGCTGGTTTGGTTAAAGTAATTGCAGCATCAGGTACTACTTTATCATTAATTGGTGGTAAGAATTTCACGAGTATTCAATACCAAGTAGTTGATTTAATTAATTACGGTACTGAACTTTATGTATTAGATAGTGTTGATTTACAGGCAGACCCAACAGCTTGGAGCAATAATACATACTCGCTTAGTTTTGATGGGTCGAACGATTTAGTTTCCTTTACTCAAACTACATTTTCGGATGGAGCTAGAACTTTCTCTGCATGGGTAAAATTTCCAACTATTTCATCGGTAACTTATCCAATTCTAGGAGGGCCTTCAGATCGCTGGGGTTATAATCCGTCTAATGGTTATATGTATTTAGGGGATTCAGCCAACGTACATTACGGGCTTATCGGTGCGAGTAGTGCTGGAGCTTGGGTTCATTTGTTTATCACGCAAACCACAGGAGGGACTCTTACTTTTTATAAAGATGGAGGAGCAGGAGTCACGCCAACTGGAGCAGGTAGTGGGGCTGGTGACCTAGTATTTGATAACCAAGGTAAAATAGGTTCGACCTATATGGCGGGTAAAATAGATGAAATTGCTATATGGGATTCCGACCAAACTAGCAACTTTTCCACAATTTATAATGGAGGATCAGCCGATGATCTATCGACATTAAATCCTGTTCATTGGTGGAGAAACGGAGATTTTGAAGGAGGTACAGGTGGTTCTGTAAACGACCAAGGATCAGATGGTTCTTTAGATGGTACTATTAACGGAGCAACTTTTGACGGAACTGACGCACCTTAATTAAAATTATGAGAAAATATGTAATAGCAGATACTTCCGAGGTTAGCGGTTTTAACTTTGATCAACTCGTAGACATTGACGAATCGTACATCAGAAAGAGCTTAGACGGTTCAAAGATATTAGCACGGTACGAAGGCACACAACCATCCTTCCTGAGCGGTAAGACCGAATACACGCACTCTGAGATACTTGCGATTCTGTCGGGTGACGAGTGGACGAGTGACGAAGAAATCTAAAGATGCAAGAAACAGCCCAAGGGCTATATCACAGCTTAGAGAACCAACGGTACTCTTTCTTAGATCGAGGTCGTACTTCTTCTGAGCTTACAC